ACGAAAAAAACTCAATCCGTCAATCAGCAGTCCGTTCATTAGAATTTCAAATGTACGCATTGGAGCTAGACAAGATTGCAGAAAATGCAAAGACTGCTCCAGATACAGATAGAGTAGCACTTCTAACTTCTGCAATTGCAGAAAAACAAACACAAATAGCAGCACTTTAATTAAAAGAGGAGAATGGAATGTCATATAAAAGCAGAGTCTTAAACGACTTTCCAAACTCATTTTACTTATTAGATGAAGTTCAGTCTGGAACCACTAACACATTTGCCGAATTGCTAACTCAGTATGCAACATATCAGGCTTTAAAAGATAGTGGCCTTACCTACGGAGAAATAAGCGGAATGCAGATTTACGATTACTCTGGTAGTCTAAATAACGGTACTGCTTCTTCCGCTTCATCAAAACAAATTATGCCTTTGGTTACAGGATCGGTAAGAGGAACTGAAGTTTTAAGCTCCACTATTATTACATATAACCCAAAAGGAATTGCTACAAAGTACTACAAAGATAACTCTTTTTCTATAGAGGCTTGGTGTGCACTTCCAGGATATAACGTAAGCACAACAATAGTTGGAGACACCGCAACAAACACTGGCATATTTTATCAGAACGGCAATATTATATTTAGGGTTGGAGCCAACCAAGTTCAGGCTACAGTATCAAATTCTGAAGTAGTATATGTTGTGGGTATATTCCAGAGCAATATATTATCCCTATACATAAACGGATTTATTGCCGATGCATTGCAAATAGACTCATATAAGTTTTCTAATGAAGTAGCAACTTTCCAATCAGGGCCGTCTACTGGTAGATTTGTAGTAGACTGTGTAGGATTTTACAGATATGCTTTATCTGGTACCCAGGTATTGGCTCATTATAATGAGGGAACCCAAGAAGTAAATATCTCTCAAATTGTAGCAGCAGACAATGGCTACCTATTCAGTATGAATACAGAGTCACTTAGACCTAAGTTTATTCATTCATATCCAGGATCCAAGCCTTGGTCTGAAGTAGCAACGGGCGGGATTACAATATCTGATGACAACTCTTATATCTATATCCCAGAGACAGAGACTGCAGCAACTGCATCATTTACATTTACCGATTATTTTATTGTACCTAATTATTTAAATATCGATACATCTCAAATCCACTGGAGCAACGATGTAACTGGAATTCTAGTAGAGGCAAGCATTGATAATATTACTTGGCGGACTTGCAAGAATGGAAGCCCTCTTCCATATATCAACAAGAACGATAATCAATTCTCACAGATTGTTTATTTAAGGATAACATTATCCTCTGCAGATACAACCAAATATCTTCCAATCCTGCGATCCCTAGAAATAGCTTTCTATACTGGCAAGAACTTCTATAGCGATAATTCAGGATACTATGTATCTTCCGCATATGATTATGCTTTGCCAAAATTTAATAGCAAGACCCTTTCTTATAATAAATACAATGGTCTTACTATGTATGACGGTCATGGATTCTCATTGAATTCTATTCCCGCCGTTTCTTGCATAGAACTTATATACACACCTCAGTATAATGAGAATGTCCTATTCTCAGGTGCTACTAAAAAGTACGAGTGGAATAATGCGGGGCTAATAACAAAGACAGGGATATCCTCAATTTATGTAAATGGCATAGATAGGACGGCGGAAACAAATGTCTGGAACTTCCTAGTAGTAGACACACCACATCATATTGTAATTAATCTAACATCATCTGATACAAGCATCAAATTTAATCAGAATCAGAATGACACCAAGTCTGGGATTGGGCATATGTATAATAACGTAGCCGTATATGAGACCACTCTATCTGTAAATAGAATTCTAAACCATTACCTGCTTTATACGGGAAATACGGTAAATCAGATCAATGACACTTCATTTTCACTAATAGAGTCATCCTCTGGTGACGATTCCACCCCGTTCTTTCTAACAGTGGTAGAGCCAGAGTCAGTTAGCCTTTAATTGTGTCCAACCAGTGTGCAAACTCTGGACTTTGACACGAAATAATGGTATGATTTAGTTCTATGGATATGAGTAAAGCTAAATATAAAATTAATGACGAAGAGTCAATTCTAGGCATATATGTCTGGGAGATGCCAGACGGCAGATGGATTGGAGATGACGATGGCAACTTTCTTTCGGTCACGTCCAAAAAAGGCAATAGATCCAACATCGATGCTTTGGCTAGAGAAGTTCGCTCATTCGGTATATATGAAGGCGGGCCTAAATTTCTTTCAGCAAGACGCAAAATTGATGACGAAGAATTTGAGCACCAACAGCAAAGACTCAACTGGGGACTAATCCCTGATCCATATGATATTGGTAACTATAAGGATGAAATGAAGAAACTAGGTGGTTTAAGATGACAGTAGAATTTCTTAACGAAAACAACTCAGAAAACATTATTGATATATCAAATACAGCAGACTGGTTCTCTTTTAAGAAAGACGAAAAAAGCAATGACCCATTTGCAGTAAACCTTGAAGAGCTAAAGAAGGTCAGAGGTCTAGGATCTGCATTTAAGCGTAGAATTAATAGAGAGTTCTCAAAGTCATTTACTGGCATTGAAGAAACGGGAACACAGCAAAACCTACTTGCACAAGCAATTAGTGGATATGCTATGTTTGACCTTATTGAGCCTCCATACAACCAAGAGTATCTTTCAAAGGTGTATGAGATTTCAACATATAACTATGCGGCAATTAACGCAAAGGTTGCAAACATTGTTGGGCTCGGATATGACTTTGTTGATACAAAGAAAACTAATGATGCCTTTGATGCAATCACAGATGACAAGCAGTTAGAGAGAGCCCGTAGAAAGCTGAATAAGCTTCGTCAGGACCTACACGCCTGGCTAGATACAACAAACTCTGAAGATACATTTACACAGACTTTGATTAAGGTTTACACAGACCTAGAAGCAACAGGAAATGGTTATCTTGAAGTAGGTAGAACAACAGGCGGAAACATCGGATATATTGGACATATTCCAGCAAAGACAATGCGTGTTCGTAGACTAAGAGATGGCTTTATTCAGTTGCTATACGGCAAGGCTGTATTCTTTAATAACTTCGGAGACACTGAAACAGAGAATCCAATTGCTGGGCAAGAAGATCGCCCAAATGAGATTATTCATTTTAAGAAGTATACTCCGATGAATAACTATTATGGTATCCCAGATATTATTGCTGCACAGGTAGCACTTGCAGGTAATGAATTATCTGGTCGATATAACCTAGACTACTTTGAAAACAAAGCGGTCCCAAGATATATTATTACAGTAAAGGGAGCAAAGCTTTCTCCAGAGTCAGAGCGTAAATTGCTTGAGTTTTTCCAAGTTGGATTAAAGGGAAAGAACCACAGATCTCTATATGTTCCGCTTCCAGCAGATAGCCCAGACTCAAAGGTTGAATTTAAAATGGAACCAATTGAGGCGGGAAGCCAAGAGGGTTCATTTGAGAAGTATCGTAAATCAAATAGAGACGAAATCCTATTAGCCCACCGTGTGCCAATTAATAAAATTGGAACTCCAGAGGGTGTAAATTTAGCGGTTGCCCGTGATGCAGACAAGACATTTAAAGAGCAAGTTTGCCGTCCAGCCCAGATGACACTTGAAAAGAAAATAAATGCAATATTTGAAGAAAAGACTGATGCCCTAACTTTGAAGTTTAATGAATTGACTTTGACCGATGAGGATACCCAGTCTAAAATTGATGAAAGATATTTGCGTATGCAGGTAATTACCCCTAATGAAGTTAGAATTAGAAAGGGTATGATTCCACTTGATGGCGGAGACGACATGGTCGATTTAAAAGGACAAGACGCCGCAGAGCAAAGAGCTCAAGCAGGAAATACAAGACAAAGATCTCAAGACCGTCAGGCAGCCGCCCCCGATGTTGATGGGGAAGGCAGAAATGCTAAAGGCGACGGAAGACAGGTTGACTAAGTCCACTCAACTGTTATTTGCTTTATAGTCTATAACACTATAAAATTAAGCATATGAACATTGAAAAGTCTTTATGGACCAGTAACGGCAACGTTATTAATTTGTCGGTTCCTTTTACTAAAGTTAACCGTGAAAAGAGAACCGTATCTGGATTCGCAACCCTAGACAATGTTGATCAGACTGGTGATGTTGTAACAGCAGAATCAAGTCTCAAGGCATTCGAAAATTTCCGTGGGAATATTCGTGAGATGCACGGATCAAATGCGGTAGGAAAGATGGTTTCTTTTAAACCAGAAACTTTCTACGACCCAAAGTCAAAAGAGTTCTTCAACGGAGTGTATGTCGATGCATACATCTCAAAGGGCGCACAAGACACCTGGGAGAAAGTTCTAGACGGAACTCTATCTGGATTCTCAATCGGCGGAAAGATTCTTGAGTCAGACAATGAAGTTAACAAGGCGAGTGGCAAGACCGTAAGATTTATTAAGAACTATGAACTAATTGAACTTTCTATTGTTGATTCACCAGCAAATGAACTTTGTAACATTCTTTCTATCCAGAAGGTCAATGGACAATACATTGCAAAGGGAATTGCAGTAGGAGTAGTAACTGAAAATATATTTTACTGTGCAGACAGTGATTCTGTTTTTATCTCAACAGATAAAACATATGACTCTCCAGTATCTGGAAAGCCAGCAGAGTTAATCGGATGGGTCGAAAGCTCAGATGTTAACAAAGCAAAAGAGATAGATAAGATTCTTGATGCATACAAGCATTCAAGATTTACGTTGCCTGAAACACAAACAATTGCAAAACAGGCAAACGCAGAAGGAGGTAATGAAATGTCAGATAATACAGAAAACGTAGTTGTCGAAGATGTTGCAGTAGAGGCACCAGCCGAAGCAGAAACAACAGAAGCAGCCGTTGAAGATACAGCAGTTGTTGCAGAAGATGCAACTCCAGCTGAAGCTCCTGCAGATGCAGTAGCAGAAGACGTTCCTGCCGAGACTCTGGAAAAAGCAGCCGAAGTATCAGAAGATAAGGTTGATGAACCTGATTTTGCGAAGATGTTAGGCGATCTAAAAGGCTTTTTCTCAGAAACTCTAAACAAGGCATCTGAAGCAAATGCAGCACAAGTAACAACAATCCAAGAGACTGTTGAAACTTTCAGCAAGAGCGTAGATGCTAGAATTTCAGAGTTGGCAGAACAACACACAGCACTTTCAAGCGCTGTAAATAACATCAAGAACACGATTGATGGTGTACAAAAGCGTGTCGACGCAGTAGAATCAGAGACTGCAATCAAGAAGTCTTCAGATCTTGGCCGATCAGAAGAAGTAACAATCAAAAAATCTAAATGGAACGGTTCTTTCCTCGGTTCCGTAAACGAAATATTCAACTAAGGTAGGTATAAAATAATGAGCAATGAAACATTAGAAAAAGCAGTTGCAGCTGGAACTACAGCTACAGGCACATTTGCCTCAACAACTGGTGGAACAGGAACACACCGTGCATCAGAAGCTGGTAACGGTGGACTTCTTAACCCAGAACAATCAGCTCGCTTCCTTGACTATATGTTCGACGCAACCGTAATCGGTAAGGTCGCACGTACAGTTCGTATGAAGTCAGACACAGCCGAGATTGACCGTATGTCCGTTGGTGAGAAGCTTATGAAGCTTGCAACTGAGGCAGACGATACAGCATCTAACAATGCAGTAACTTTCTCAAAAA